GGGGGTGATAAATAAAGATTGCTTAGAACTTGCTTTCTTCTTAATCGTCTTACTTTTCTTCTTACCAGATTTCCTCACTGAGGATCCAAGAGCCGCACCGAGCGCCGAAAGGCCAGCAGAAATTGAGGATTTCGACATTTCTCAACAAATTGTGGGAAACTTAGGTGTGGAGAAGATGGAAAATACAGCAAATAGTCAGAGTAGAAAGAATAGAGACGAGAGTGCATATAGTTGTTTAACGTGTAACTACGAAAAATTAATAATTATTTTACGTCCGGGACGGATGTGCGTCCCGGTTAAAACCACGGAAATGCTTAGTTGGAATGTTTGAAATCACAGGGTGTACGTGTACAATTCCCTGCTTTCCAACGTTTGCAAGTTGTGCGAGCCCTCCAAGCAGCAAAGTCACTAGGACTCATGGCGTCTTTTGGTATAAAACCAGATGGGGGTTGTTGTTTCACAGTGATCACATTATCTGCTACTACAACACTCGCTTTGGGACATTCGGGCGTGTCTTTAAACTCTACACACAAAGGTGGTCGAAGCATAACATACGGCGTAACAGCACGTCGCAACCAAGTCTTCAAAAGTTTCCAATCAAAGGTCGGTAGCTTAGTTGCCACAAAACTCTTCATCCAATCACTGTCCTCATTAGGGTATTGGACTCCGCTGCGATTGTCAGCATGGTAATATGCGACACCGCGAAGAGCTCCAAGACCTAAATCTTTTGGAACTAGACTAGGGAAGGTTTTAATGAAATGCCTGGCTATATCCCCTATGATGGGGGTATTAGCGTCGCTATAACTATATGCAGTAAGTTTTTCAGCCAATTTAACCATAGGGGTTATTGACTTGGGCAAAGTTGTAGTGACATGGAGTTTAGAGAGTTGCCTAGGGACATCACAAATAGAAGATGGGTCACCATTCCAAATGCCCGGACCATAGTACCGTGCTAGGAATGGCAGCCCAACTTGACCACGACAATAAATGTCTGATTCCATAAGTTGGCCAACACTTTGGCAAAACTCTTCCATGGGAGCTCGCGGGCAGTCGGGGGTTAACCCATCATCGCCAGCGTAGAGCCCTAGCGCATCCCATGCGGCATCAGGGTCATACCCTGCTTGTCTAAAAGAGCCGTAAGCGATGAACGCATTGTCCATTGAGTTGAAGTCAGCGGTCTCAGCAGAGCCAGAGGCTCGTGCAGTACCAGTGTTGTATTTAATGCCAAACTTAGTTATCGCGCGCTGATTCTGCTGCGTAGCCATTAACTCATTCATTCGATTATGATAGTCACTATGGTACCAGCGCAACATGGCGCGGTGTTCCAAATGGCGTAACACAGGAGATATCCTGCCGTCACACCGTGACAAATCCGAACTATTAAGTGACTTAGCTTTGGCAGCAATAGATGCTACGCGCTCGGCTATCTCCTTCGGAGTTTTTCCAAAGGCATACCACTTCGTGCGACGAAGCACAGGGGTAAAGCCGTAGACAAATGGGGAATAATTCAACTTATTGACACCAGGTATAGTACTAATAATACGTGGATCCGTAATCTTACCATAAGCTTCAGGTTTCTGAAACGTTTCGATTGGGTTATTGACAAACGATTTAGCCAACATAGCAGCTCGCCGTAATATGGCTTGCTAACTGGGTCGGAATTGTCGCGCAAAGACCTCATCGAAATCAGAAGGGTGGTGTGTCATAGCTTCCTTCTCAGGAATGAGATGGGTTACAAACTCCTCAATGTATTTCATATGTAAAGGCGTCGCAAACACGGCTGATTGTTGCACATCCAAAATCCGGCCCTGAACAGCGGCACGGTCATTAGCTTTACATCGATCAGGCGCATAGCAGCCTAACATAAGAGGAGTCATAAATGGGGTAAGACTCGGTTTGGCGTCAGGGTCAAACTGAGGTGGTTGAAATTGGAACCGAAACACTGAACGCTCCACAGGGTAAATCACATCAGGTACCCCAATGTGGCCGAGATTATGGTACTCGACCAGAACTGAGGCACCCTCTTGATCTACACCTTCGATAGCGGTCTTTATAGTGGCAGGTGTGAGAGCAACTGCGCCAATTCGAGCCATAGTAGACAATGTATCGTCAGACTTGGCTGGTATAGTGGCACAATTGTAACTCCCAGCAACACCAGTCGATTTAAGTAAACCACCTTTCTTGCTGATGTTTAATCGCAGGAAGGTGGTATCACTACCATCAACTATGACGGCTGGCTTCAGTCGTCGTAAGGTGTTACCACTAAAAAGGGTTCGCAAATTGAAG